TTGAGTTAACTGTAGTTGTTGTACCATCAACTTGTAAGTTACCTTTGATGATAACGTCACCTTCAGTGCTTAATCCATCTGGATATGGGTCAATGAATATCTTATTACCTGCACCAGATAATGATGCGATAATATTATTTTCTATACGGATATTACCAAGTGTACTATTACCACCTGAAACTGCTAAGTTACCACCAACATTAATATTTTTTTCAATACCTAGTCCACCTTCTACAATAACAGCACCCGTATCCTTGCTTGTTGATTGAGTTGCAATATTAAATCTTACATCTGCACCAGTGAATGTTAGTTGGTCTGTACCATTTTCATCATATTCAATCTTAGAATCTGATGCTGCTGTTCCATTTGCTCCTCCACCGAACCCTAAGAAGGTGTCGTCTGGAATCATTACTTCACCTGAACCATTTGGATTTAAAATTAAATCACCATCAGTATCACTTGAAGATATTGTATTTGCATCTAAAGTTATATTATCTACATTCCAGACATCTATTTTTCTACTATTGTCAAGAATCGCTACGATACCACCATCACTATTTCTTGAGTTGGTTACTCCCGCTAAAGCACCAGGTGTATGCTCCATCATAGAAGTATAATAACGTCCAGCAACTGCATTAACGTTATTACCATCATCACCTAAAAATACTCTGTCTTTATACTGGTTAGTGCCACCAAAGCTACCTATACCAGTAACATATGCCAATTCACCCCACTGCAAACTACCAGGTACCGCTGTCCCAGATGATCGTTTGATTCTTATAACACTGGCCATTTAAAAATTACCCCCATTGATGTCTAAGTTCTGTGCTGCACCTGGAGTCAGTTCCAGCGTTGCGTCAAATTTATTTGTAACACCATTAAAAACAAGAACCATACCGTTTTGTAAGGTTCCAGATACATTCACATCACTTAATTCGGTTAATGATAGAGTTTGAGCACCTGCCAGAGATGAAATCACCTTTGTGGCATTTTGTTGTCCAACTCTGACTTTTATATCTGCCATTCAAGTTAGCAATTCAGATCTAAAAAGTATTTATATTTACTTTGATGTTATCTTTGATGCAAGGTCATTTAACATAGATTTTAGAGTCTCAATCTCTTGTTTCATCTCATCTAATTCGACTTGTTTATCAGAATTAACTCGACGAGAGTTCATATATGAATCATATGCTGCCTTATCACAATTGATTATAGCATTTGATTTTTCATCTCTGAATAAACTTTGATGTCCTTTTACTGGTATCATGGTAAATCCACTCCTGTAATATCTTTCAAAAAGTTTCTTCTTCTTTTTTTCTTATCTGACCTACTAGTTCCAGTTTTATCAATGACATCCATGCCTTTCATAATGTCATCTTGTCCTAAGTTCTTCATCCCATCTACGGTTCTAAGAAGTTCAGATATAAATTGATTGTATGTTTTTTTCATTATGCTAGTGCGATTGCTCTAAAGTCTTTAATTTTAACAGGAACTGATTCATTAGTTGAAGTCATTACAATTTTAATTGTAAAAGCATTAAATTGTTCTAAGTCATCAGCAGTAAATCTATATTCAGAAAATTCATCAAACCTATTGGGTATGACAAATTTATCTGGTCTACCATCACTTTTTGCTGGATCAATAACAGTATCTCCAAATCCATCACCATCTTCATCAATCATATTATTAAAGCCAGGAAATGGTCTGTAAGTTGAAGATGTTTCACTTGAATCTGCAGAGAACAATCTATAGTATACTCTGATGTCTGCTTCTGGTTCTACACTAGCACCTAAAATAACTTTTAGTGATGTTGCTGGTTGTTCTAAATCTACTCTATCAGTTACAAATACAGAACCGTGTGGGTCATTTGATATCTGATTTGAGCGATCATCAGTTGCATAATTATTTCTACCTATTGGATTGTTAATCTTATTTCTACCATAGATGAATGTTGCATTCTTAGTATCTAATATAGGTGATAGATTTTCATCTGCAGTTGTCATATCAATATTCAACGCTAAAGATTTTTGTTTAGGGAAGAATGTTAATTTATTTTCATTTATTGTAGATGCAATAAGTCTTGGTGTAGTAAAGAATGTAGTTTCTCCTAAAGTTGTTGGTGAGAATCCCTGATCTATAAATGATATTTCAGAACCACCTGCACTTGTACCACTTATAGTTCTTACAGTTGTGTTAACATCTGTGGTTGTACCAGGTGTTATAAACGCAATCTGAGGTGAGAATGAACTATATTGATGATTTTGTGAAATTTGTGCAAGATTACCACCGACTGCTTTTTCATCAGCAAAACATAATAATGAATTTTCTGTTCTTTGATTTAATGGATCTAATGCACTTCTATTAATCTCAAGATAATAATTATCAATATCTGATTCATTAACAAGTGTTGTATTAGTTGGAATTGTAAATATTGTATTAATTCCAGCGAGTGATACACCACTTGCTTCATAAGTTTGAATACTAGAGCCTTCAGGATGTGGTAATGCAGTTGTATTCAGAACTCCTCTTGTAAGAGTTAATTGTCCAGACCCAATGATATATGAAACTATTTCCTCATTAATTAACGCTTCGCCTCTATCAGTTGCAATTCCCGAAAAAGTAGCAAATGGAGCAGTATTAGCAAGCGATACAGTTGTTCCTTCAGCAGTTAAATCTGAAGTTGATGGGACAATTATTGTATCTGGTTTTACATTTTTAATTTCAACTCTATTCAAAGCACCGTGATGAGCGTGGTTGAATTGAGTAACCTCAAATACATTACCTGCAAATAAATCACCATTTTGTACTGAATCACCATCTATTGTTACATTAGTTACGACAGTTCTATTTGCATTTGTATTAGTATACTGGACTAATGTTTGACCATTTGTAAATTTCTCACCTTGAACATCAGTTAGATATAAAGTATCAAATGAGGTAGCGATAGATGTAACTTGGAATTTTAAATTATCACCTCTAGTTACTTTAGTGCTAGAATTATCAACTGTTAATACATCGCCAACTTGATAACCAGAACCTGCTGCATTTATCGTAATACTACTAACAACTCCACCAGATTCACTAAGGTTAACTGTAGCTCCAGTTCCACTTCCAGTTAATGCTACGGTTGGAACAGCAGTTGTGCTACTAAATGCGTATCCATTACCACCTAATATTATGCTTTCGCCAGTAATGCCAGCACCCTGACCTTCAATCACACCTGTTACACTTTGATCCTCAGAATCACCAGCAGCACCTGTACTTACTTTTCTACCCTTTGGTAAATTAGCATTGGTTCTTGTACCACTACCAGTTATTGATACTTTAAGTTTTCTTGGTAATGTTCGTATAGGATTGTTAATTAATGTTTGACAATTAAAGTTACCTGGTTCAATTGGTGTATTATAGAATGTTGTTGAACCACTCTCTACAAATGCTGCCTTGCGTAATTTAAATGTTAAGTCTTGGTTTTGGCTAGGTGTCCAAATTGTACCGTTTTGTGACTTATATAAACTTCCTCCAAGATACTGTTTAGAAACAACCACATTTTGAACATCAGGTAATTGTGTTGTTCTAACAGATTTTTCACCCATTGTAGCTACCCACATCTCATATTTGTCAGATGATGGACATAAGAAGACTAATGAGTACATTTCACCACCTTGTAGGTATATGGGAGATGTAAATCTAATTGTTGTTGGTACAGATGCATCATCAGATACATTAATCTCACTTGGATTTAATGTTATCGCTGCATAATCCTGTACAAGGAAACTTGTTGGAACACCTAATTCTACTGTTCTTAATTGAACTTGTAATTTAGCGATTGGGTCTTTTGATTTAAAGTAAACATCAAATGATGTTAAGAAAGCACCTGTTCCATCAACAGTAAATGATTGTGCTAGTGGGTCATCATCTGGTGCTTCAAAAGATTGTCTTATACCAAATTCTGAAGTACTCTCTAAACTAAAGGCATTAGGTCTTTGAGGTGGTCTAGCTGGGTTTCTTGTGTTTACTGATTGGTTATCTTGAGTAATAACAACACCAGTTCCTAAGAAATCTGCAGATCCAGAACTTTGTAATGGGGCATCTCCTGAGAACGGTACGATAACATTATCTTTAGAACTTGTAATTCTAAATGTTAATGTACCAGATTTAAATACAACTGGTGGTCTTGGTGTAGTATTAGGATCTCTAAAGAAGAAGGTTCCAAGTAAATCACCCCAATTATCAGAGTTTAGGTCAATATTATCAACTATCGCTACAGCACCACTTGATACACCAGTTAATTTAGCACCAACTACAACATATCCGAAATATTTTTCTAAGTTTGCTAAACCAACACAGTCAACGTTGAATAATCTTGAAGTAGCAGAGTAAGTTTCTGATGGTGCTGGTCTTGTTCTATCAAAAGGATCAACCTGATATACTTCAATAGCTCTATTTGGAGAACCTAAACCTGCTCCAACCTCTGGTCTTGAAGCATCACCAAATTTATGATTAGGGGATTGAGACCTAATAAGACCAATTTGTGTTCCATTTACTTCAACTCTAACATCTTCAAAGTTTGAAAATGTACCAGAAGACATTGTTATCTCGATTATTTTGGGAACAATATCAGGTATTCCACTGTCTAAGAAATGATAATGTTTTGTAAATGGTTTTAAGTTACTTGTTGCAAAGTACACATTACGAGATCTCATAAATGGATCTGCCTCTGAATTTACTTTAGTGCTCTCTACGTATGTAAATTCTCTTGAAGGTCCAGTTAACACGTTTGTAAATGACCTTTCTACCCTATTTGTGACTGTGGTTCGTGTAAATGCAATATTATGAGTTCCACCACCCATACCACCCATTGAAATGTTGGCTATGTCACGAGTTGATCTACCAACTTCTCTACGGCTCACGACATTAGATTGCTCAGCCCATCTTGCACCAGTTGATTCAGTTCTACTATTATTATTATAAATTGTTCTCGACCAATTATCGGATGGTGGGTCTAATTTTATATTAGCTGAGAATACTAAAACATTAAATGGGTTAACATTAACTGCAGTTGTAGCGTGTGGGTTTTCTATCCAATCTACTTCAGAATATTTTAATGTAATTAAATCACCTGTTTTTTGACAATTTGCATCAAGTAATTGAAGGTTAGAATTTGTATCTGCTGTAGATACATCAATTGCTGGATTTAAAGCTAATTCTGGATTCATAGACCAAAAATCAATAGCACTTATTAACTGTTTATTTGCAATATCAACATCACAACTTGAACCAACATCTGGTCTAAAATCAATAAAACTTCTATCCTTAAAGTCATTAACAACAAATCCTGTCTTAAATCTATCTAAACCATCTGCATCTCTTACTTGGAATGACTTTGTATCTAATTCAAGAGCATTAAGGGATGTAAGTGTTTCAAGATTAATGATTCTTTTTTCCAAATTAGCAATATCACGCATCGTAAATCTACGATTATCACGTAATCTTATCTCTGGTTCAAGAATAGTATCAAACAAAAATGGAGGTAATTCTATCTCAGCTATCTCCATATCATCACTAACATGAGCAGGTGGAACTGGATTTTCTGCTGAATCACCTTTTATAAGTTGTACTTCCTCATTTTTATTGATAACTAATTTATCAATTCTACCCAGATAATGATTAAATCCAATTAAAGAACTTTCATTTGGTGTAATCACATACGGATTAGTAGATTCAAAAGACCTACTTGTAAATGCAAATGGTGAATTACCACTACCACCATATACGAAAGGAATAACTCTTGGGCGATTGTCAAGTAAATCTGTTGCTCTTTCTACAACAGAAAATAAATTAATAGGAACGTCAGGAATATCAGTTGTATATCTTTCTTTTGTATATGAATTGACAGTAAATAAATCACCCGTATTTCCACTGGCAACTTGATATTGGTCAAAAATAACTAATAACCTTTTTGCAGGAACAGCTGTTTTTGCTTTTCTAACAATTCTTGAATAATCACAGAATTGATTTCTATGTCCCTTATCTAAATTGAAATTATCTGTTCTATCAATAAAGTTACCTACATCAACTCCCTGTAAGATTGTTTCAATTCCAGATTCCTTGAATTTAATAACTTCACCGATTGTGAATTTACTATCATTTAAATAAACAAACTCAATAGTATTTGAACCTGCACTTATTACTTGCCCTATTGCTCGACTGTTTACACCTAAAATTCGCTCACCAATTATAGCATTTGTATTTAAAGATAATCCAGATACAAAGGTTAATTTATCTAATACTGGTGCTGCTGTATTTTTAGACTCATAAACTGCTACTACATTAACAACATCAGGTACGTTCAAAGATATTTCATCATCTTCAATTCTCATACCATAAGCATTATCAATTGTAAGACCACTATTAATGTTATTAATTTTTGCGGTTCTTGTTATGTCTAATGTTTGACTTCTTAAGAAATCTTTTGTTTTACTTGTAATTCCTAGTTTTTTAAGTGTTACATTTACTGTCGCAGTTCCACTTGATTTTGATAAACCATCAAAAGAAATGTTAGCTCCACCATTAGATATTGTGACTTGATCATCAGTTAATGGTTCTGTAGTTCCATCAGAATAATGAATTGAATATTTTTCAACATCAAATGGTTCAAAGAATATACTTGTTATACCTGCTGTTGCATTTAATCCTGTTTGAGAACTAAAGGAAATTGAACTACTTGAAATATTCTGATTTTTAATTTGTTGAGAAATAATTAGATTTGAATTTGCAGCGTCAACAGACTCAACAATTCTTCTAGGTAATCTTGAGAATAAACCAGCAGAATTTAAATTTAAAACTCTAGGAACTTTTATTCTAAATGGTGATGTTCCAGCAGTTACTGTGCCAAGATTTATTCCAGACACTGGGACTGTAGTTGTTAAACCAATAACTTTTCCATCAGTCGAAACACTTGTAATTCTATTAAATATTGGATCTGCATTATTTGTTTCATAAGCGATGATTGAGTCAGTTTTAATTCCTACTTTTCCAGCAAAATTACGATTTGATACACTAGCAGCAGTACCTACAACTGTTAATTGGTCTGCAACTGAAAAACCTGGTAATACACGATCATATAAAACACTATCAGCACTGAAGTTTGATTGTAAATCTGAGTCTAATGAGTCTGAATCTTGGAATACTGATTTTATATCATCAACAGTGTACTGTAAAACTGTTTGAATTGAAAGTTTTGTATCATCTTTTTCATTTAATATGAGTTGCTCTCCTTGTATAAATGCACCAGTTGTCTGCAATAATGCTATTTCATTTGCACCAGTTGAATCTGATGCTTTAGCAAGAAATCCAATTGAACCACTTGATAAACCCCTTACTCTTGTTCCAACTGGAAGTGAGTTGGGGATTGATCCTAGTGTTAAAATAGTATATGTTTGAATGTCATATAAGTATAAATCAAATTCAGTTGTATCTCCAGTATAAGGTGCATCACTTGTTTGATAAGAGTATATTCTTGCTTGTCCTATTTCTAATCCAGAACTAGCACTTAATGATGCTGAACCACCATTTTTTCTTTGATTGAATAATTTAATTACGTTACCATTTGCACCTGCTGTTGCACCACCAAGTTTTATTAAGGGAGTACCTTGTACATTATTAACTCTTAGTAAACTTCCCATTTCAAAGGGAACTGATGCTGCATTAATTTTTTGAATATCTCTAGGTTTTTCAACATCTAAAACTGATGTACCAGATAAATTAACATCAAATCCTTTAACGTAAGCTTTACCAGGTGACAGTTTAACACACATTAAATCTTCATTAGGAACATTTCCTTGGTCTGTTACTCTACCCTCTGTAAACAATCCTGTAGAACCAACCTCGTCATTTAATGAGTCTTGAACATTAACACGGAATGGATCAATAGCATAGTTTCCTGATTCATCAAAAGTTCTTTTTGCAAAGTATGCTTTGATTTCACTATAACTCGCTGTATTTTGAAGTTTCTTAATTTCACCCGTATCAACACGCATTAATTCTACAAAGTTTGTATCTTCATAGTCGTTTAATGCTTTCTTTGCAAGTTTGACTGATATTTTGAATCTATCAGCACCTGGTGCTGCAAAGTTGGTGAATCCCTTTGCATTATCATATAGAGAGGCATCATCATTTGAATTAATTATTTCCTCTGATATATCAAATCCAACTCTGTATGAAGGTTCTGCATTATAAGGTTCAAGTATTATAAGAGAAGTTGATACATCAACAAAACTTCCTCTCATAAAATACACACCTTCATTAACACCAAATGCACAACCTGTCGCAGTTGCATTTTCAGAGACCAATGTTAATACTGTTTCACCAATTGTTAATGTTGTATTTCCATAAGTTAATGGTTCTTCAAGAATCAATACCTCTCCATCAGGGAATGCAGTGCTTTCACCATCAGTTCCAGATTGGATATATTTAATAAAAATAGTAATATTATCAACACCTTCAGCAGGAGGAAGAATGAAATTCTTTATCGTTGCAACAATACCTGATGTTTGACCTCTTACTCTAGTTCCCTTTCCACCATTATTAGATAATAGATTACTTAAATAAATGGATACATCAATGCCGAGATGTGTTTCATTTACTTTTGCAGAAAAATACGATCTATCAAGTTCAATGTTACCAGGTATAACCATTGAACCTTCTTTGAAGATATGTTTACCAAAAGACTCTACCTGATTTTGTAGGAGAGATTGTAACCCCGTTAGTTCTCTTGCTTGAACTGGTAAACCAGGTTTAAATAATATTTTGTAAAAATTATCTGCCTTATCGAAATCATCATAATAAGGCGAGATATTTAAGTTAGTCTTTTGTGGCATTTTTCTAGAATTCTAGTATGATTTTAATGTCTTCCTTTTGGCGAGAGTTTCTCACAATAGTAGGTCTATTATCTAAATAAACTATTTCTCCTGACCCTTTATTTATCTCAGAATTGGAAAGTCCTGAAATAAAGTTCACTCCTAAATTAATTAATTTATTTCCAGTTGGGTTTGTTGTAATCCCAGAAAAATCACGAGAGATAGCACCAGAGAAGAATGATGTTTTACCTTCAATGTTGTTAGCACCGATTTGGGATTCAAAGTCGTATATTCGACCAGCGGTTGAAATACCAGCATAATCAGTATGGTCATATGTCGTTCTATTAAAGTTTAAAGAACGATCCCTAAAATATTTCAATACTTTTGTTTCTGAATCATAAGATGCGATATAACCTGTTGATACTTTACCAGTATTTGGAGATACAGTTAAAACCTGCTTAATTTCTTCACCAACTTGAGGAACACCAGTAACAGTGTCAAATTTAACTGCTTTTAAGGATGAGTAAGTATTATCGGTATAAGTTACTGACGTTCCTACTTTACTAGGATTCTTTACTACACCAACTTGAGAAAATTTAGTATCAATGGGGAAATCTTTTGTTGAATCATCAAATCGAGCATAAACTATAACTCTATCTGTTCCTAATTCAGTATATACATCTGATCCATGTCCTAATCCAGGTGGAATAATAGGAATTAGTTTTGCACGACCAGTTGATGTACTAACACCACTACTTAAAGTTCCTAAATCAACAATACCATAACTATATCCTGCACCTCCAGCACTAACAGTAACGTCTGTAATCGTACCATTCACAACATCAATTCTTGCTTTTGCACCTTCCCCATCTCCAATTATATCAACCTCTTGACTTAATCCATTTGCATACCCACTACCAGCATTTTCAACATAAACGTGTTTAATTTGATTTTGGTTTACAGACGAATCTCCGTTTTCACGAACTGATCTAATTTGAGAGTCTTGGCTAGAACCCCAACTATTTGGGACAGTAATAAATTCAGTTGAGTCAAATTTAATAATGTCACTAGGTGAAACAGTGAAAAGATACTTCCAAAGATATCCATCACCGCTATTTCCTGCCTTTGATGGTTCCAAATCAGTGAAGGTTGGTTCATCTTGGGAGACATTTCCAAGCGGGTTAGAACCCGTTGATCCATTATCAATACAAACGTAAACTTTAAAGTCGGAATTAAGTACGTAGTAGTTCGCATCGTATAATCTATTTGCTTGTGTTAATGGACTTGGATTATCTACACTATAATCATCTCTATAAATTTCATATCTACTACCAGATACCCAATCTACTCTCCTTATAATTCTTCTGATGTTTGCTGATGATATTTTCTTACCAAACATCATCGTATCACCAGTATGTAAACGATAGGAAAAACTATCTGTAGGTGCTGGTGTGTTTGAGTTCCAATCAGATGATCTACCATATCCTACTAAGGTATCAGTACCAGCAGGGTTTGGTAATCCTATGAAAACATAATATGAATTATTTGTATTTTCTACTGACTCAACAAAATTGTTAGCATTCAGAATTCTAAATTGATCAGTAATTATCGCTGACATTGTATTTAAACTTTTTCTTTTTATTTATAGTGGTAATCTAATCAAAGTCCAAACACTCTAATCGCACCTGATGATCTAAGACCTCTGAGTGATGCTACAGTGTAATTCTTTCTCTGAATTGTAGGGAAGGTTGTTAATCCAGAATTAATTGTTAATCCAGTCACTCCGATTGAAATAGGACTAATAGCACGAGATGCATTATACAATCTACCCCAACTAATTCGACCCAAATGCGTTGCGATTCCAGGATTACTACTATTAAAGTTACCTGTTAATCCAGCACCTACACCTGTAGTTTGTCCATTTAATATGTTACAAGTAATTTCACCATTTTCACCAGTTGAAGCAACTGCATGAACTTTATAGATGTTATCTAAGAAAGTTGTTCCAACTCCTACTATAGATGAATTGTGAGTATCAACAGATGTAATACCTGTTCCTACCACCGTATCTTTAATAAAGACTGGATAACCGACTAATAAAGTATTTGCTGTCTTATCTGCTCTAAAGAAGAATTTCAATGCAGACTGACCACTTACAGTTGTTGTGCTGATTCCAGTAATAATACCAGTAAATCCTTCAACATTGTCTATAGATGTAACTTTTTCAGTCTTAAATTCAGGTAAATCAATAATCACTTGTGGTGGAGTTACGTTTGAATAACCAAATCCAGCGTTTGTGACATTTATTGCAGATATTGAACCATTTGTAATAGTAGCAGTCGCTGTTGCAGTTGTTGCTACACCAACTGTTCCATCAGATTGTATGAATGTTGCAACTCCCACAAGTGGAGAACCAATTTTTACTATTGCACTACCATATCCACTACCTGCATTTGTTATATCAATTGAAGTTATTGTACCAGCTGCTGATACTATCGCTGTAGCAGATGCACCAACATTGATTTTTCCATCAGTAACAAGAGCATCAACTGCACTGAATGCTAAATTATAATCTCCATCAGATTCATCAGGATTACTTGCACTTAGATGATCACCTTTTTCATAGAAGAATACTTCTGCATCATCAACAAATATTCCGTTTGTGTTACCTTCACCAGATGAAGTGGTGAAATCACCAATAATCTTAGATGTAGGATAAACTTGAGGTTCAAGAATTTCTCTTGACTTATCAATTTTCTTACCACCAAGAACTATATCTACTTTTTGTTTAGTCCATCTAATTGGTTTGTCATCATTTTCATTAATACCTGGACCTGTGTAGATATCAGTTTCAACGAGTTTTGCACCAAGTAACTCTTTGATTGTTCTCTCTGCGTTTTGTGAAGTTGTCAATCCAACTGGATGTTTGAATAATCTTAATTCATCACCAATTTTTATAGATTGTTGAATATCTGCTGTATCAACATCGACTCCATCTTGTCCCTTATAGAAGAATATATCAACTTGAGCTTCTACTTTAGGTGCCTCTTCAAACTCAAATGTTGTACCACCTTCAAATGTATAAGCAGAACCTGGTTCTTGCAGTACACCATTGATGAATATTAACAATACTGCATTTAAATCGATTAACTGTGAACGAGCATTATTAAGATCTTTTTCAAAACTTAGTAACTGACCATTGAAGAATAATGGGAATCTCTTTCTTGAACCATCTTGTAAATTACGTATGCTATCAATATAATCTATTTCACCAAACTGCCAAGATGAGAATTTATCGTTGAATATCTGTAGAACTTCTAGTTCAAATTGTTGAATAGGTGCTGATAAATGAGCAGCAGTGACTAATCCTACTGGTGTAAATTTATCACCGACTTTGAATGAATGTCCAGGTCTTGCAATAGAAAACTCAGATATTTCAAAAGTAGTAGAACCTATACCAACTGTTGTCTTCGCTGCACCAACTTTTAAATCAAGTAATAAGTTAGAACCTGTATCTGTAGTTGCTCCTATACCCTCTCTTGATATACCAATAACTGGTAAATTATCATAATTTGGTTGAGGTATAATAATTTCTGGATTTACATAACTTGTTCCAGCAGAAACAATATTAAATGCAAGAGTTCCACCAGCTCCAACAGTTGCAGTTACAACAGCACCACTACCTGCTCCACCACCAAC